ATTTCTGTCCCTTGCAGCCCCACGCCTTGCGCCGGACCTTAACCTTAGCGGTGCGCTTCTGGCTCACCGTCCGAGCGCAGTAAGCGTCGCCGCGCTTCGTGCCGGGGTGCGACACGCGCTTGTGCGTCTTGCCCTCGCTGTCCTTGTACGTCGTGCCGTCGGCGTACTTCCTGCTAGGACTTTGCTTTTTTCGCACCGCGCTTCCCCTTTGCCACCTTAAGGTTAGACCACGCATTGGGATACTTGACGCCGCGCCGCTTCGACATGGCTTTGGCTCGCGCCTTCTGCGAAGATGTCAGCTTTGCCATTTACGGCCCCCGCTGGTGTACACGCGGAGAGCATAGCAGAGATCGTGTCAAGAAAAAAGGCTGCGCATAAAGCGCAGCCCCAGATCGAGTAGGCAAGAGGAGAACACCTGCAGGGTACGCGATTATGCGACGCCGCGCAAGTTTCGTCTGAGGGGCGCGGCCCAAGACAGCATCTTCGATCCGCCGAGCATCACCGCGTCATCCACAGCCAGAGACAGGCACAGAGCGTCGGCGAGGTCTGGCGACTTGAGGCCGCGACGGCGCATCTCGTCCTTGCTCTCCACCGCCATCTTGCCGCTGGACATGTAGCGGTAGCGCACCGAGGTCAGCTCAGCGATCAGGCGGTCGTTGTCGGGCAGCTTGCAGCCGCGATCCTCGAGCCAGCCCTTGACGCGAAACCACAGCTCGCTGCGCAGGTTGGTGTAGGTGCCCTTGGCGCTGGGTGCCTCAGCCACGTTGACGCCACGAACGGGAGCGCCTAGCTCGCGCAGGCGATCCACCACCCCGGCCCCGAGGCCAATGCTGTCAACCAAGATCACCGTGGGCCGCTTCGAGATCGGCAGGGCGTCGAACTCGGCCTTGACCCTCCCTACTGTGCCCATCAGATCGACGCCGTTCCAGACCATGATCTCATAGACCACCGACCCGGCGCGCTTGAGGAGGACGGTGCTGTCGCTCCCGAATCGCGCAACGTCCAGCGCCCACACGGGCTTCTCAGCCGGCGATCTCTCGATGTCGCGGTGTCGCGCGGCGTCGGCGAGGTGGTACGGGATGACCGTGTCGTCATCCGCCATTGGGAACTCGCCCAGCACCCGGATGCGGAATGCGTTGCTGTCTTCGCCATACCGCTGCCGCATCTCCTCGACAAACTCATCGCTCACCAGCGGGCTGTCGATGCAGGACCAGCGCCGGGTCCACCAGCTATCGGATAGGCGGGTCTGACTCTCAAAAAACGTGCCGCTGGATCGAGTCGGGTTCGACAGCATGATCGTCACCGCGCTGTGGCCGCTCATCGACCCAGCCGCCGCCTCGAACACCTGCTCGGGAACGCCCGACGCCTCGTCCACAACCAGCATCACATGGTCGCTGTGCACCCCAGCCAGCGCCTCCGGCGTCTCCGCGCGGCTGGTCCGCGCCGAGATGAACGCCTCGCTCGGCGCGGCGGTCAGCTCGACCCGGTCACTCTTGACCGTCAGCAGCATCTTGAGCTGATCCGGCAGCTCATTGATCCACCGCTTCAGCTCCGCAAACAGCGCGTCAAAGAGCTGGCCGCTGGTCGGTGCCGTGACCACCACCTTGTTGGGAAAGCGCAGCACCGTGAACCACAGCATGGCCCACGAGGCGCTGGTTGACTTGCCGGTGCCGTGGCCCGAGCGGATGCTGATGCGGCGCTCCCCGCTGGCGATTGCCTGCAGAAACTCTGCCTGATACGACAGAGGCTCGGCCCCCAGAACCTCGCGCACAAACGCCACCGGATCGTCCCGGTAGGTCTCGACGAACTTCCGCAGCGGGTTGTCGCTACTCATCCGGCAGCGCCTTCGCCACCTCATTGATCACCCGCATGGGCTTTCTGAGCGCCTCGAGGTGAAGCTCCCCAATGTTCACCGTGACCTGCTGATCCTGCTTGCCAAAGCGATCCGGGTTATTGACCCCCGCGTGCCACTTCAGATTCTGCACCCGCTCGCGCGCCAGCGCCACGTCAGCGGAGGTCAGGCCCTCCTTATCCACCAGCCCCTCGAGAATTGACCGGGTGTCGTCAGCCAGCGCGTCCGCGCCGTCCTTGCGGCCCTCGTCTCGCGCCTGCGTGTACGGCGGGTGCATCGTGAGCAGCTTGCTCATGGTTGACCGCTCGATCCCAGCGTCCTTCGCCAGCGCCGTGATCGTCCCGCCGTTTGCGAGGTGCTTGTAGATCACCATTTCCGGGGTGTCGCCGAGGCGCGCGGCGTGGGCCTCGAATTTCTTCAGCATTTCCTCAAAAAATTTTTTGCGCAGCATGTGGCCTCCATCATGACGCGATCCTGTGACGCTGAAGTATAAGCGCCGCCTGAGTGTTTTTCTACTCTCAAAATTTTTTTCGGCAGGGTCGGCGTCTCAGGGGGTGTCTCAGCCACAGCGCCCCCCGGCCCGGCCACCCCCGGGTGGGGGCCTCACGCTGGTGCAACCGCTGGGCGCGCTATGTCGCATAATGGCTATTATGTTAAATCCAATAAGTTGTGCGTTTCTGCTAACCTATTGATATTGCTGCATTCCTGTTTCGCTCCACACGCTGCAGGCGAGTAGCACCGCATTATGCTGCGACGCAGCGTTGGTCATTGGGGTATCATGATACCCCACACGTTCCGCCCGCGCCGCGCGGGTTTGTGGTCGCCGCCGGTGCGTGCCGGAGCGGTTTGCAAACCCGACTTTGCAACTTTGCAAACACCGCATCACTGCACCCTGTTGCGTCCATACGAGTAGCTCAGATCGAGCAGTAGATCGCCAATGGCGCTGACGATCTCGGCCTCGGTCACACCGTCAACCTGAATCAGCGCTCTCGTCAGCGCGCTCAGGTTTAGGTAGGCGTGATTGACGTTGTCCTCGTCCACCTCGGATAGGTCCACCTCGAATACATCAGGCACCGCCGCGCTCCTGCTGATAGGCCGCGAGCAGGGCAGCCTCAGCCACCCCCTCGTCGGCCAGCTTTGGTGTGTACCTCGCCGCCGCGTCAGCGCCAAAGCGCAGGCGGAAGGCATCGAGGCTCGCTCGCTTGTCGCTGGAGAGCCTCAGCGCGCCCTTCCAGCGCGATGGCGACACATAATGGACCGGAACCCCCAGCGAGCCAACAACGGCCTCCACGGCCCCAAACATGCGCCCAAACTGGAAGCTGCTGCTGACGCCCTGCCTCGGCATCGCGTGCACCGCCTCGAGCACCGCCTGATCGACGGCGTGCAGACCGAGCCACCGCGACAGCTCATGCGCATCCACCGCCTTCTTCCCGCCGACGCTGAGCAGCGGCATCCGGCGCGCGTCAATGATCACCTGATCCACACCGACCACGGCCAGCCCACCTGACTGCCCCGGATCGACCCCGAGCGTAACTCTTCCCATCAAATCCCTCCCGCGATCCTCACTCACTCGCCACCCTATCCACTCCCCGCCCTCTGGGTCAACACAGCCCTCGGTGCAGCCCCCAAAGGGTACCCCATGGTGCAGCTCCATGGGTACCCCCTTTAGGGGGTAGATGTTGCACCTATCGTAAGCAATTGATTTCATTGATAAATAAGGGTGCAAGCTGCCTGCACCTTACACCATTTAAGTCGTTGAAATAATTGAATAAAATAGGAGATAGGTGCAAGCACCTATTGCACCGTGCACCTATTCTGCACCTATTCTGCACCTATTTTCTAGCCTCCTCGATGCGCACCGCCAGCCGCTTGCGAGCGGGTCCATCTGCCCGGTTCTCGAGCTGCACCACATGCCCAGCGGTCACGCGAGGTGAGGCAAAGATGTCGAGCAGCTTCCGCCCCCGACCGCGCCCAGAGACCGGCTTGTCGTGCCCATCCCAGCCGCCAGCTCGGGCGTCAATCAGCACCCGGTCAACCGCCGCCAGCGATGTCTCATGGACCCCCACACCCAGCCCCTCGATCAGCGCGGCACCCCACTCTGCCACCAGCGCCTGCGACGCCAGCTCAACGTCGCCCTCTAGGGTCAGCTCCAGCTCCTTCTCGGCCATGTCTACGGACACCGCGCGCAGCGCGCCAATTGGCTTGCCACCGGCCCGGACAGCGTGGCCCACAAACTCGTAAGCCACAGGCGCGATGCTCTCGCCCTCCCGGACCTTGCCGCTGTCCTGCACCACATACTTCCCGCAGCGGCCAGCCTGCTGCAGCCGAGCCAGAGCGCGGCGCTTAACCTTGGCATCCTTGCCGCTCGAGGCAGCCGCAGGCAGCAGCGGAAACAGCGTGAATCCCATGTCCAGCGCGGAGTAGATCGCGCCGCTGCCGCGCCATGCGTTGCTGTCCCCGCGCAGGGCATCCGGAGCCTCGCTGCGATCCTTTGGCGTGTGGTGAATGAACGCCACCGCCGCGCCGCTCTGCGCGCTGATGTCGCGCAGCGCCTCCATCACCTCAGACACCGCCGCTGCGCTGTTCTCCTCCTCGCCGCCCAGCGTGTTGAACGGGTCAAAGATCACCAGCTCAACGCCCGCCGCCTTGATCTGCTCCGACAGCCAGTCGATCAGCTCGACATCCCGCACCGCCTGCCCGCGGTCAGAGATCACCAGCCGGGTCGATCCGCCATCCTTGCCCCGGATCAGGGGCCGCTCGCCGCCGGTCAGGTTGTTGACGTGCATGGCTGCCTTGATCCGGCGCTCGACATCCTCCGCCCGCTCCTCGTTGGCAAAGTACATCGTCCGCACCGGGCGAGTGGCGCGGGGCAGGCCCATGACATCCGTGCGCCCGGTCATCAGGCAAGCGATCAGCAGCGACACCCAGCGCGTCTTGCCGACGCCGGACGGCCCAGCCCACGAGTGAAGCCCGCCCGCGATCAGGACATCCTCGATCAGGTAGTCTATGTCTGCCAGCTCTCGGGTCAGAAGATCGTCGCCGTCGATCTCAAGGAACGGCCCCTCCTGCGCCATCACCGCAGGCTCTGGCTTAGCTGGGCCAAGCAGGTGCAGAACCGTGCCGCCGCTGCAGTAATTGCCCGAAGCCAGCGCCTCCTCTGGCGACCCCGCGCTGTCCCACAGCTTGATCGCCGCAGCCTCCAGCTCCCCAGCCGGGACGCCAGCCTGCCAGCGCAGGCACCAGTCGATCCACGCCTGCCGCGCCCGATCCTCGAACGCAGTGCCAGCGTACTCAAAGTGCAGGCCAAGCCCGACCTTCACCCAATCCTCGCGGTCGTCGATCCGATTCTTTGCCGCCTCGACCGCCGCCACGACACGGTCATCCAGCCCCCGCTCCATCAGCCTCATCTGATCGAGCGGCGATGGCTCCGGCGCGCGCTTCGTTGGCAGCCAGTCAGGGGCCTCGGCAGCTCCGCCCTCGTCGAGCCACGAATACTCGCCGTCCTCAAAGCGCGATGGCGGCAGAACCACCAGCCCCCGGTGCTTGACATCCACCGCCTCATAGCCGCCGAACTTCGCCGGGTAGCGCTGCCCCTTCTCAGCCTCGAAAAAGAAGTGGACCCCGCCCCGAGCGCTGCGCGTCGTCATCGTGTCGAGCGCCTCGCCGCGATCCCAGTTGCACTCGGTCTTGTACAGGTCCACGTCCACGACGACCAAGCCGTTCAACTCCGGGACCATCGCGATGTTGTCACTCGGGTGGTCAGACCACCACTCCCGCACCTGATCTGCGTCCCACTTTGCGGTCATATATCCCCTGATCGCTGGAATTTTTGTGCCCTCTCGGCACGGAAATATCCAAAACCCGCCCTGTGCCAGCGCAACCGCAGCATCCAGTAAACTCATCGCATAGTTCTCCATGTGGTGTTGACCGCAGGAGCGCCTACCGTATATGGTGTGGACACTCCCTGAAGCCTTCCTCCGCTTCTACCTGACGCCCCGTAGCTCCTACCGCTGCGGGGCGTTTTTTATCATGGCCGCGCACTTTTTCTGCGTCAACCCCTTGTCATGCACTGATCAGCAGCTTATATCTTGGGGAGTAGCAACGGAGGACACCGCTATGGACATCAACTTCATCCCACCCGCCGCCCGCGCCGAGTACAGCGGCATCCAGTACGCCCGCATCGCCCGCACTGATCGCGAGCAGGTGCGTCGCCACACCGCAGCCTTCGACGTGCGCGACGCCAAGGGCCGCGAGATGGGCTACATGTACGCCATCGACCGCGAGTTCTGGGTCATCGACGCAGCCAGCCACACCATCGTCCCGGTCGAGCGCGTCGAGGATCACCTCGAGGAAAGCTTCATCGTCTACCCGCACGGACTGCGCGACGGTGCCCAGTTTGGCGCGATACCCGTTGCCAGCCACAAGCGCTTCCGCACACTGGCCGAGGCAGAGGCCTACGCTGCCGACGTCATCGCCCGCGCGGAGAAGCGCGCCATCAAGAAGGCCTCGGCGTAAGCCGGGGTCACCCAAACAGGAGGAAGATACCATGACCAAATTCAAGATGTACAAGAACGTCAACAGCGGCACCTCGATGATCAGCTTCGACAGCGCGCTGAATGAGCTGCGTGAGCTGGGCCACCACTTCGCAGTAGGGCTTGCGGAGCGCGGCCACCACACCAGTGAGAGCGATCTCATGAGCGGGCTGGCCGCCTACCACATTCTGGACCTGAAGGGCACCAGCGCCCGCCTCGATGCGGCGCACGATATGGTGGTCAAGCACATCACCGACATTGCCTTTGAGCGCGCCCGTGCTTCCGCCGGAGCTTGAGGCGGAGCTGCAGCGGCTGGGGGTCAGGCCCCCGCCGCCATCGCCACCAGCGCCGCCCTCCGGGCCGCTGTGGGTGCCGGCCTATCCGGGCGAGACCCCACCTTTTTGATTGACACCTACGATCAGCAGACGATACACCTCTGACATCGTAGCAACGTAGAAACGTAGGACTGTAGACATGAAACTGCTCCCCCACCAGATCGAGGACGCCAAGTTCCTCGCCTCCCGTAAGATCGCCGGATGCTTCAACGGCATGGGCACCGGCAAGACCCTGACCGCGCTGCAGGCCACCATCGAGGCCGAGGTGCTGCGCGTCGTTATCGTCGGTCCCCCCATCTCGCTGCGCATGTGGGCGCAGGAGGCGTCGCGCTGGACCGGCGCTAAGGTCCAGATTCTCGCCAAGGGATCGACCCCCATTGATCGCGACCCAGAGGTCGAGGTCCTGATTTGCTCCTACGAGATCGCGACTAAGCGTCAGCATGAGCTGATGGCGTGGGCGCGCGAGCCACTGAACGGCATGCGCACCGCGCTGATCTGCGACGAGAGCCACGCGCTGAAGAGCACCAAGGCAAAGCGCACCAAGGCGATCCTCGGTCGCGGCGGCATGTGCGAGGCCTTCGAGCACACATGGCTGCTCACCGGCTCTCCCATGACCCGCTGGGCTGACGATCTCATCCCGTTTCTGTTCCGCGCCGCTCCGCAGGAGATCAAGAGGAAGATCGGCGGGCTGAACATCGACCGCTTCAATCTGCGCTACTGCATCGTGCAGGAGCGTAAGTTCCCCGGCGCGCGCTTTCCCACGAAGGTTACCGTCGGGTCGCGCAACCTCGATGAGCTTGGCCGGATACTGGCGACCTGCGCCACACGCCGCACTCTGGACGATGTCTGGCAGGACATGCCGTCCCTGACCCACACGCGCCTTGAGGTCAGCCCCACTGGCACCTCAGCGCTGCTGCGCGAGGTCAGCAAGATGACGATGTCGGAGATCGAGGACGGCCTGCGGTCCAACGACGCGCACCTCGCCACGATCCGCCGCGAGATCGGCCTGTCGATGGTCCCGGACGCCGCCGACTTCATCGCAGATCGCTGCGAGGCGGAGCAGGGAGCGATCCTCGTCGGAGCTTGGCACCGCGAGGTCATCGACGCACTGCTGGAGCGCCTGCGCATCAAGGCGTTCCGCGTCGCCGTCCTCGACGGGCGCACCTCATCCGCCCGCAAGGCGGAGCTGCAGCGCATGTACAACGGGGGCGAGCTGGACGTGCTGATCGGTCAGATCGGCGCGATGGGCGTCAGCCTCAACCTGCAGCGCGGCGGAAACTGCATCGTCGTCGTCGAGGAGGATTGGTCGCCCAGCGTGATGGATCAGTTCTACGCCCGCCTGCACCGCATGGGTCAGGGCAAGCCGGTCCACGTCGATACGCTGTTCGTTGACAATAAAATTTCGACGGCTGTGCACCGCATCAGCCAAGCCAAGAAGCGCGCAGCAGATCACGTGCGCGCTGCACATCAGGAGGCAGCACAATGACCGCTTACTACAACGAGTTTGACCCGAAGGCCGCTGCGTGGCTGCGCGAGCTGATCAAGCGCGGCTTGATCGCTGACGGGGTGGTTGACGAACGCAACATACTCGACGTGAGTGCGGAGGATTTGGTCGAATTCACGCAGTGCCATTTTTTCGCCGGGATTGGCGGCTGGTCCTACGCCCTAGGGCTGGCGGGTTGGCCGGATGACCGCCCGGTCTGGACCGGGTCGCCGCCCTGTCAGCCGTTTTCAACCGCAGGACAAAACAAAGGACAACATGATGACCGACACCTCTCCCCACACTTTGCCAACCTCGTCGCGGCTGCTCGACCACCAATCCTCTTCGGGGAGCAAGTCGCCAGCTCGGCTGTCTTCGGAAAGGTTGCAAAGCGCGCTGGAGGCGGAGCTGGAGAGCCGCCTGAGTGGGCTTGGATCGACGATCTATCGGCTCGGCTGGAAGCCGCACACTACGCCGTCGGGGCGTCAGATATCCCGGCTGCGGGCGTCGGTGCCCCGCACATCCGCCAACGGACATTCTTCGGGGCAGTCCGGCTGGCCGACGCCGAACGCGGTGAACGGGGATCGATCGGCGTACGCGGATTTCGACAAACTGATGGCGCGCAAGGCGCAGGGCAGGCAGCAGAACTTGCAGGAGGTCGTGATGGTTGCGGGCTGGCCGACGCCAACAGCCAACACATACGGCGAGGATCTGGAAAACGAAATGGCTCGACGGGCGAGACTGAAAGCCAAGCACGGGAACGGGAACGGAGCAGGTTTGACAACAGCAGTTGTCGCTCAGATGTGTGGGCCGATCCGTCTGACGGTTTCTGGCGAGATGCTGACTGGCTCTTCTGCCGGGATGGAAAGTGGCGGCCAGTTGAACCCGGCACACTCCCGCTGGCTCATGGGCTACCCGCAAGAGTGGTGCGATTGCGCGGTTATGGCAATGCCATCGTCCCGCAAGCCGCAGCCGAGTTCGTAACCGCATTCATGCACGCACATCAGGAGGCATCCCAGTGATCAAGGACCTTATCTTGTCGGGGGCGCAGGCCCTCGACGACGCCGACAGCTTTAACATCGACCGGGCTAAGTACATGAACGCCTCGAGCGCTGAGAGCTGCATCAGAAAGCAGTGGTTTGAGCGCCACAGCGACCCGGTCGAGCAAGACTGGGGGTTCGCCCGCCGGGGCAAGCAGGGCGAGCTGTACCTCGTCGATTGCCTGATCGCGGCGGGCGCGTCGGTGGCCTACGTTGGAAGCGACCAGCAGTCGATTGTCAGCGACACCCACCGGATCAGCGCAACGCCCGACGGCTACCTGCGGGGGGAGCCAGACGTCGCGCTGGAATTTAAGACCATCGACCCCCGGACCAACCGCGCCCGTCTGCCCAAGCCGGAGCATGTGACCCAGCTCAGGATCGGGATGGAGCTGGCGCACCTGCAGCCCAGCGATTGGCCGAAGCCGGATCACGGCGTTCTGATCTACATGGACGCCTCGAACTATAACGACATCCTCGAGGTTAAGATCGACCGCGATCCGGAGATCCTCAACCGGATGTCTGGCCGGGCGGATCGCATGCTGCGGGCCAAGGACGCCAGCCGCCTCGACCGCGAGGGTCGCCGCACCGGCGAGTGCAGGAAATACGGGGGCTGCCCATTCGCGGAGCAGTGCGGCGTGGAGATTGAGGGCGAGGCTAAGGTTAGCCGGGGCAACCGTGGCAGTAAGCTGGACGACGCAGTCCGGGACTATGTCATGGCTAAGGCTGACGAAGACGCTGCTAAGGCTGCCAAGGCCAGCGCTGCGGAGACAATCAAGGCGGAGATGGTCGCGCGCAGCGCGCGGCAGCTCGCCGTAGGGAACCACTCGGTCGAGCTGGCCGAGGTGGCAGGTAGAACTTCCGTTGATTGGAAGGCTGCCGAAAAGGCGGGGGTCAATCTCGACCCCTACAAAAAGGTCGGAAAGCCGTCAGAGCGACTGACCGTCAGCTAACGTAGAAAGGTAGCTAAAAATGAGCACTTCGTTGAAAGCATTTGTGGCCGGTGGTGGCCTTCAGGTATCGCAGTAGGCACTTGCTGAGGCACTCCGGGCGGGCAGCAGCGCTGCATCCACCGGCGGTGGCGGCGACACTGGCGTCGAGTATGTCGCGTTCTCCGGCAAGAGCGGAAAGATCACCTACGGTCGAGATCGTGAGGACCTCGACCAGACCGAGGAGTTCCTTCTCGATCCCCTCAGCGCACACTTGGGGTGGGTGTGCTGGGTCGGCAGCAAGCCGGTGGCTCGTCACGAGTGGCTGATGCACGAGCCTGAGAACGCTGTCGGGCACCGAGACTTGGAGGACAAAGGCCCATTCACCCGCGCGCAGGACGGGTGGCAGCCCCTGATCGGGTTTGGCTTTGTCAGCCGCGAGACCAGCGTCGAATATAAGTTCTCGACGAACAGCAAGTCTGGCCGCAACGCGGTTTCTGACCTGCTGCGCGAGGTCAGCGACAGGCTCGCTTCTGGCGACCCCGCCGTGCCGCTGTTCCGGTTTACCGAGGAGCGGTTCCTCGCTCAGGGCGAGTGGAACTACAAGCCCAAATTTGAGGTCGGCGAGTGGCTGGAGCAGGGCGAGGCGTCCGCCATGTTGGCTGCCGAGGACGCGGCAGAGGACGAGCCGGAAGAGACCGTAGACGACGCACCAAAGCCGCGCCGCACGCGCCGCACATAAGACCGGCGGCTGGCCCTCGGGCCAGCCCCAACTTGATTTTTAGGCACTTTACGGGGAGTTGTATGTCATACCAAATGATCACCTCAGAGGAGCGGCTCGAGGAGCTGCTCGACTTGATCGGGGACGGAGAGGCCGCACTTGATTTCGAGACCACCGGCCTCGATCCAGCCAACAGCGAGGTCAGGCTGGCTCAGATATGCAGCGACGACGTGCTGGCGGTGGTGGACTTCTGGGCGCTCGAGGGCGGCAAGTTTGCGCCCTACGCTCACTGGTTTGAGGCCGCCACTTGGATCGCGTTCAACGCCGGGTTTGAATACATGTGGTTCGACGCCGCAGACGCGCCGCAGGTGCACGTCATCGACGTAGCGCACGCCCGCCGCGCCATCATGGGCGGCGACCAGATGTCGCTGGCTGGCATGCTCAAGGCCGATCTTCATTACGAGATGGAGAAGGGGCAGCAGCTCTCAAACTGGGCCGCTCCCGAGCTGAGCGCGAAGCAGCTCCAATATGCCGCAGACGACGCGCTGTGGACGTGGAAGCTGTGGCAGCACTGGCGCTCCCACGAGCGCGCCAAGGCGTCGGAGCCTGCGCGCCGGATGCTCGACGATCTCGTGCCGGTGGTGCATGAGATGAAGACTACAGGCCTGCTGCTCGACATCCCCAGACACAGCCGACTGGTCGATCACTGGCGCGCGCGCGAGGCGCTGTTCACGTCGCAGATCAGGGCGCACGTCGGCGAGGACGAGGTGGCGAACATTGGCAGCCGGAAGCAGTGGTCTGATTTCTTTGGGGCGCTGCTTCCAGACGATCTGCTGGCCCGGTGGCCGCGTACAGAAAAGGCGGGCCATCTCGCGATCACCACCAAGGACTGCCGCACAATAGCGTCGCTTGTTGGCGGTGAGGGGCCGGTGTCAGACACGCTGCACGCCATCGCTGACCTGTTTTCGATCCGGCAGTACCTATCCAATTTCGGGGACAAGCTGATCGGCATGGCGGAGCGGGCGCATGACGGACGCATCCACCCCAGCTACAACATCGCGCGGGCCGTGACAGGCCGGTTCTCGAGCAGCGGCCCCAATGCGCAGCAGCTCCCCAGAGACCGCGAGCTGCTGGGCGAGGAAACCAGCGTGCGGAGATCGTTCCTCGCGCCACCGGGCAAGCTGCTGGTCAGCCTAGACTACAGCGGGATCGAGCTGAAGGTGCTGGCCCTACTCTCTGAGGA